AAGCAACTGTATATAATATTGGTATTTTAAATTCATCAAAATCATGCTCATCACCTAACTCTGAAAAACTACTCACCCTTAGTATTCCTAAGCATAATTTTTTAGCTGTAAACAGAAGTGATAAGATTAACTCATCATCTTCTGTTGTATCAACTCTCAAATAGTTTTTAACTTGTTCAAGTTTTAGTTCCATAATGTATATTATCCTTTAATTGGTAATATCTGAACTGCTTCTGGTAATACTAGCTTACCATCAACTCTTTCTTTAGCTACAAATCCAATCATACCATTACCAGCAAATAATTCTTGGAGTTCCTTAAATGAACGAGCACCTCTATCACCTATGTTATAATATCTAAAATCACCGAAAGCAATTTTATTTTCTGGTGCAAAAGCCGAAGTATACACTGGGTATCCTGCTAATTTATCAGGCTCCCCTAATTGATATGATGGCTGCCAAATATATGCTCCATTGTTATCTTTTAGTTTTCTGATATTAGCTATTATTTTATCGTTTAAAATAAATGCTGCATTTTTTCTATATGGTCGTTTTAAAGCATGAATTAAATTGATAATGTCATCAGATTTTAGTGCATCCACCTCAGTTAAGTGCGTTCCTCCATTAGTTTGTGCAAATATTCCTGTTGGTTTTCCACTACCATCACCATTTAGGAAAGCATCTTCTTCTGCATTCGCTAGTGCTTTACCGAATTCTTCTAAGATATAGCTTTCTAAGTCAAACACACTATCATATAATAATTCTTCAGTAACTTTAATAGCTACATGAAGTTTGTGAGCATCTAATAAAACTTGTTTAAATGTTGCTTCTCCAAATTTCAATTCTCCACCTTCTTCAACCCATGCAGCCGCAGGACTTGACGCAGCTATATTAATTTTATGTTTACCATTTGTTTTTAAAGTATGAGATAGTTTTCTAATAATATTTTCTTCTTTTAACGTAGTAACTAATCTACTATCATACTCGTCTGGAACTAAATATCCTCCATCAGTATCTACTTTTTCTTGTAGGATATTTTCAATTTGTCTAAAATTAGATCGTAGGGCTTTTATCATTGCTTTTTTGTGTTGAAGATTTTTTTTGATTTTATCTTCTTTGTCAGACACCATTGGTTTTGAGATTAACGGATCATTTACTGGTTTTGATAATTCTCTTTCCATATTTTCCATCTCTTGAAGTCTCTCTATTTCAAAAGTAAAGTTTTTAACTTTTTCTTCCATCTTGTTATAAGTTTCAACATCTTCTTTTGACAATAGTCCATCACTATCTTTTTTACTCTCAACAAAGGCTTTCGCACCTTCCCATGCTTTAGCACGTTTTTCAATTAATTCTTGTATTTTTTTATTCATAATTCTTACCTCCAGTTTTTTATTAAATCTAATCTATTTATTAACGAATCAGCTTTTATTTTTTCTTCGTTTACATTTTTAAAAGTTTCTTTAATTTTATTCATCATTGAATTTTGAACAGTTACTTCTTGATAAAGCATACTAACATTTGGAATCTCAATATCTTGAATCTCGTCTCGTTTTAAGATAGAATTGGCAAAACCAAGTTCAACCGCTTTTCTTGCATCCATCCATGTTTCATTGTCCATAAGTTTTGATATTTTATTTCGAGATAATCCTGTTTTTATTTCATAAGCATTAATTATTGATTCTTTCACCTCACTTAACATATCTATAGCTCTTTGCATTTCGCTTGTACTACCATATGCAATCGTCATAGGATTATGAATCATAAGCATTGAAACAGGACTCATAATAACTTCTGTTCCTGCCATAGCAACCACACTCGCAGCACTAGCTGCTATACCATCAATTTTCACCTTAACATTTCCTTTATGTTCCATTAAGAGATTATAAATTTGTGCGGCTGCAATACAGTCTCCACCGGGTGAATTTATCCATACTGTAATATCTCCACTATGTTTAATTAGTTCTTCTTTGAAAATCTGTGGAGTAACCTCATCATCAAACCACGATTCTTCAGCTATTGTTCCATTTAAAAATAATATGTTCTCTGGTGGTTTATCATTATTATTTTGTACTGTCTTCCAATTCCAAAATTTCTTCATCTATGTTTTCCTCCTTATAATCTGTTAATCTCTCTGCATAAGCACCAGCCTTTTTAAGTGGTAACATGTTACCATTGACTAGATATAAGTTTCCTCCTTCCTCATCTGATATCAAATCTAAGTTTTCTAAACTCCTTATATCATTAGCACTCATCCAACCATTCTGACGTGCTGTTGCATATCCATTCATCCTACTTTGATAGTCTCCTCTAAGAAGTCCATCAACATTGAATTTTATATAATATTTTTTCTTTTCATCACTTGTAAGTAGTCTCCTAGTCATAGCTTGTTCAAAACGTTTGACCCACGGATCAAGCGTGTATTTAACAAACTCAAGAGATTGTTGTTCAATATTAGAAAAACTAGACTTTTCAAGATCACCTACCATATGTGGTGGAACTCTGAAAATTCTAGCTATCTCATTTATTTGAAATTTTCTTGTTTCTAAAAACTGTGCTTCATTTGGTGCTATTGAAATAGGAGTATATTTCATACCTTCTTCAAGTATCGCAACTTTATGGTTATTCTTACCTGAAAACCCTCTAGCCCAACTTTCTCTCATTGCCTCTGGATTTTTTACTACACCTGGATGTTCAAGTATACCGCTTGGGGTAGCTCCATTTGCGAAAAATGCTGCTCCGTATTCTTCAGTTGCAATAGCCATTCCAATCGCATTTTTTGCCATGGCAATTGGACTATAACCAACTAAACCATCAAACCCTAAACCTGGTATATGCAAAATATCACTTGGTGATAATTTAACAGCACCTTTAGTTTTAGAGTTTGCATCCCCTTCGCTTATATAATATTCATAATACAAATTACCAGCTTCATCTCTATCAACTTTCATTCTATCTGGCATTAATGGATAAAGCCCTAATACTTCTCCTTTACCATTTCTTATAATTTGTGCATAAGCATTACCCCATAAAAGCAAATGAGTCATTAGTGTTTCTCTGAAAATAAAACTCGTCATTTCATTATTTGGTTCATCGTGAAGTAACGTATATAACATGTGTTCTGTTGCTTTTTTTGTACTAGTATCGGTTACCTCATACACATGTAAAGGTAGACTAGCTAATGTTTCAGAAAGTATCCTTACACAACTATATACCGCCGTCATCTGCATGGCGCTTCTTTCTGTTACTCTATTTCCACTAGAACTTCCACCCATAAAAAAACTATATGAACTTCCATTTAATCTATTTTTAGGATTGTCTCTAGATTTAAATAATTTCATAAAATAATTCATACATACCTCCTAAATTTTGTAACAAAAAAACATCTCTATTGAGATGTCTAAATACTTCGATAACAAAGTTAGATTATATCTAATAAATCTTTCCCCATATTTCTTTTCAAAATATTTTCAGGTTTAAAAGTTGGATTTCTTTGATTGCTAGATTGGTATACTTTATCATATACTTTTAGTTCAGGTATCGCTTCCATCCATCTACCTATTGATCGAGAGAAGACGATTACCACATCACCATTTTGTACTCTTTCTTTGATAATATTAAATACAAATTGCTGACTAGGTAAATATCCTTTCATTTCCTTAACAGTTTTATCAAATATATCCCCCAATTCAGAAAAATTCTGTGAGTGATAAGGAAAAAATTCAATCAATGCAACTGTTTTAGTGAAAAACTCATCTAATTTTTTTGTATCCTCACCATTTTGGTTTCTATTAATTTTTTCCAAATATTCATCTTCAAATAAAGGTTTCAATCTACTCCAATATCCTTCATTATTTGTACTATAATAATCGAATTCAAAAAACTTAGGTTTTTTAAGTGTCAAGTTATTGTATATCATTTCTTGATAAGACTTATTATTTTGATAAAAAGTATAATATTCTTCATCCATTCCTGGATTTAAGTTTAAAATTAACAGCTTTGCCTTAAGAATATTACCAATAAAGTGAAGTGGAATGACTCTTAAATCTAATTTATAATGATCCGCTAATTTTGTATAATCTGAGTTTTCTTTAATTTTCCCCAAAAATTCTTTATCACAAGATGCGAAAAACTGGCCATTTTCCTCATCAATCACTTTCCAAACATTTTCCATAATCAAATGCAACCTTTCTTATTTTAGATGCTTTTATTATATCATATAAAAAGCAATCCTCTGTCATCATAAACACTTTCTGTATTTTGATTTCCACATCTTATCGCACGGTCTAGTGCCATAATTGTTGCAATAGCTCCATCAATTTTCTCTGTTGATTTTTCTTTATCTGCCTTAATATTTCCTGCTGGGTCACGTCTTATAAAAATATTATCCATATTCCATCTGAGTAAGCTATTATTGTTCCAGTTGCAGCTTCATTAGTAGTATCATTATATGAAATTTTTCCACT